GAGATAATGGTAGGGCAGACGATGATGCTAATACTCCAAAGGAAGAAGAGTATAGTCAAGCAGAATTACATGTAGTTACTTCCCAATACAATCCAGCATTTGTAGTATCATTTACAAATGTATTTCCTTATAGCTTAACATCATTGAACTTTGATGCTACAATGTCTGACGTAGAGTATATTACTGCTCAGGTTACATTTAAACATCAGAAGCATCATATACTTGATAAGAATATGCAACCAATTACTTTATGAATTTTGAATCTCTTCGTAATAAATTTGAAAAACTGAGAGAAGAATGGACAGAAGATAGTCATGTAGACTTTCAGTTTAAGAATAAACAATACAGTGCTGACCTAGCTCAGGTCGCTCTGGACATACCTTTCTGCCATAATAAATACTTAAACCACTATACCGATATATCTCAGATTAAAACCTCACTTGAATTTGAAGTTCGTAAACTTGTTAAAGAGAAGCGTGAGTATTATGGAGGCGAAGCTGACGCAAGGATATATGCCGAGAAACCTTTCGGCAATAGTATCAAGACATCTGAAAAGATGAAAGTTTATCTAGAGTCTGATGATGAAATCATCAACCTAGAAGCGAAAATTAAATACCTAGATCAAATGCTCTATTGGTTAGATCAGGTAATGAAACAAATTTCTAATAGAGGTTTCCAAGTCAAGAGTGCTATTGAGTGGGAGAAATTTATTAATGGACAGTAATGACAAACCTCTTTGTAAAGAAGAAGAATGAAGTATATGTTACAATTCATTCTGATGAAGAACATGTCCATAAAGAATTAGCAGACTACTTCACATTTGAAGTACCTGAAGCAAAGTATTTAAAAAAGAATCCCAGATACAAATATTGGGATGGTACTATACGTTTGTACTCTCCTGGTTCTGGTTCATTATATTGTGGATTGATAGATCATCTTCAGTCATGGGCTGATGAAAGAGAATATAAAATCTATCTTGCACCCGATGAATGGTATGGTGATGTAGTTGAAGATAATAATTTTGTATCTCCACCAGGTGTTAAAGTATTCATGGATAAGATCTCTAAGGTTAAACCTAGAGACTACCAATACAAAGCAGTCTACGATGCTATAAAAAATAATCGTAAGTTACTTCTTTCTCCTACGGGATCTGGGAAGTCTCTTATGATCTACTCCATAGTCAGATACTACACTGCCACCGCAAAGAAGATACTTATAATCGTCCCAACTACATCCCTTGTTGAGCAGATGGTCGATGATTTCATTTCTTATGGATGGAACGCTAATGCTCATGTTCATAAAATATATGGTGGAAAAGATAAAAATACTAATAAGCCTGTTATCATATCTACTTGGCAATCTATCTACAAATTCCCTAAAAGATATTTTGATGATATAGACTGTGTTATAGGTGATGAAGCTCACCTGTTTAAGTCTAAGTCATTGACAGGAATAATGACGAAACTTCACAATGCGAAATATAGATTCGGTTTTACTGGTACACTAGATGGTAGTAAAACTCACAAGTGGGTATTGGAAGGTCTTTTTGGTTCTTGTAATAGAGTAACAAAAACTGATGACTTAATCAAGTCTGGATACCTATCAAATTTTAGAATCAAGATATTACTATGCGATCATGAACCTCAGATGTTTGAATCTTTTCATGATGAGATAGACTATTTGGTCAATCATACATCTAGAAATAATCTTATTAAAAATCTGGTAAAGGATTTAGAAGGTAATACCCTAGTGCTATTTAACTATGTAGAGAAGCATGGTGAACCTCTTTTTGAATTAATAAATAATTCTGTAACATCTCCGCGGAAAGTATTCTTTGTACACGGAGGAGTTGATGTGGATGACCGAGAGGAAGTCCGTAAAATAACAGAGGAAGAGGACAATGCCGTTATTGTTGCGTCGTATGGGACTTTTAGTACTGGTATTAATATTAAGCGATTACATAACATCGTCTTCGCGTCGCCGTCCAAGTCCAGAATACGAAATCTTCAGTCAATAGGTAGAGTATTAAGGAAAGGAGAAGGCAAAGATATGGCAACACTCTATGATATCGCTGATGATATCGGGGGTCAGAATTATACTCTAAAACATCTCAATGAAAGAGTTAACATCTATAATGATGAAAATTTTAAATATGAGGTTGTACGAATTAGTTTAAGAAATGGATAAAAAAGATCTTACTGTAGCTGAAGAAGAGTTCATTGGAACTGTCAAGCTTATATCATCTGAAGAAATAATATCTACTGTATGTTATCTTCCTGATGAGGATAAGGTTCTTTTACAAAGCCCACTTCAAGTAGAATCTGCTCGTACTAGAAAAGGTAATTTAGAAATTGCAGGGTTCGCTCTTAAAGAATGGATTGCTGCTTCTTTCGATGATATGTATATTATTAATAGGAATCATATTCTCACTGTTACAGAAACAGATGACACTATTAAAAATTTCTATAAACAAACTTTACAACGTATAGCTTCAGGTAAAGGAGCACAGCATGGTCAAAAACTTTCGCGTTCTTCAGGTTACTTAGGTTCCATACAGGAAACCAAAAGGAACTTAGAGGATATCTATAAAAAGAGCTAAGCTAGTTCTTCCCTTCAACCCTTGACAGAGTTAGTCTACTGCGTTTGTCAGCACGTGTCAAGCCCCCTTTACAAAATTGGTTTCGGGTGCTATACTTTGTACAGGTTTAAATTCACACATGGCTGTAAAAATGGCAAGAAAGAAAACCGAGTATTACGTTAATAACAAGGAGTTTCTTGCGAACGTTATACAGTTGCGAGATTATTTTCTGGAAGGAAAAAATTTAGGTCACGAGAATCATATAGAATCTATTAGATACTTTCGATTCCATAGAGATCGCAAAACTTCTGTAAGGTTCAAAAGATGTTATGAATACTTGGGTAGTTGTTTTTCAAAGATCGCTACACACCTATCATACAAACCAAACTTCGTGAACTATATGTTCAGGGATGATATGATCTCTGATGGAGTTGAAAATTGTATCCAATACATTCTCAATTTTGATCCTGACAAATCCAAGAACCCATTTGCTTATTTTACTCAAATAATATATTATGCTTTCTTGAGAAGAATTCAGAAAGAGAAGAAGCAACTAGAAATTAAAAATAAAATCCTAGAGAAATCAGGTTTTGATGAAGTTATGCACACTGATAAACATTCTGGTAATATGTCAGGTATGAACGCTTCACATTCTGATATGGGTAGCATTAAAGAAAACATTGAAACTAAAATGAACCGATGACTGAACCTGACGATCATCTACCCGAACACCTTAATGATCTATGGGAAGACATGGATCGTTTGAATGCAATGTATGAAGAACTGATGTGGGATCATGAGGTTCCACTTGAATTCATCGCAGACTATGAAAATAATCGTATTATAATAAAACCTTATGAATGTTCTTGAAGTGCAACTTGCTGTAGTCAAAAAACTAAGAGAGTTGTATCCTAATAATAAAGCAGTATATACTATCAATACTAAATGGATAAACTTTTAACTCTATTAAAAGAAAAAGCATATCGTAAAGGAGAGTTTAAGTTGTCATCTGGTAAGACCAGTGAACACTATGTTAACTGCAAACCTGTTATCTTATCTGGTGAGGGTTTACAATTAACATCAGCGGCTCTTCTTAAGGTTATTAAAACTAAAGTAGTGGGAGGTTTAACTCTCGGTGCTGATCCTTTAGTATGTGGTTGTGCAGTTCTAGGTGGTCTTGATGCTATGATAGTACGCAAGGAACCTAAAGGACATGGGACTTCTGCATGGGTAGAAGGACCACCACATCCAGTGGACACTGAAATAACTGTCCTAGAAGATGTAATTACTACAGGAGGATCTGCTATACTGGCAGTGAATAAATTGAGAGATGCTGGTTACTATGTTAAGGAAGTAGTTACTATCATTGATAGGAAGGAGCATGATCCTTTTACTTTCTTAGACAATGAATTAGAATTGATTAGTTTGTATACACTGGATCAGATAATATGAAGATTGCAGTAATTACCGATCAACATTTAGATGGACGTAAGGGTTCCCTTCCGTTCTGGAATTTTTTCCAAAAATTTTATGATGAAATATTTTTCCCAACTCTTGAGCGAGAGGGTATCACCACTGTCCTTGATTTGGGCGACACATTTGATAATAGAAAGTCTTTGGACTTTAATACTTTTGCTCGTATTAAGGAGCATTATTTTGACAGACTTAGAAAGTATGATGTATACATGATTCTAGGGAATCATACGACATACTATAAAAATAGTAGTCATATTAATTCTCCTGAGTTACTGTTAGAACAATATGATAATATTAGAATATTCAGCGAACCTTATGAGTGTTCATTTGGTAGTAAGAATTTTCTACTATTGCCATGGATTAACCATGCCAATTCGGATGTATCAGATAAGTTTTTAGAAACTAGTAACGCTGATATATGTTGTGGTCATTTAGAAATTGATGGGTTTGAAGTAACACCTGGTATGAGATTTGATCATGGTGGATTTAAACCATCTAAATTTAAAAGGTTTGATCGAGTATGGTCTGGTCATTTTCATCATAGATCAAAGAAAGGAAACATCCAATACTTAGGTAATCCATACCAGATGTTCTGGAATGATTATAAGGATCAAAGAGGATTCCATATCTATGATACGGAAACTGATAAACTTAAGTTCATTAAGAATCCATTTGAAATATTTGAAAAAGTATTCTATAATGATACAGAGCATGACTATAATAAACTTGATGCTTCTTTCTATAAGAATAAGTTTATCAAAATTATTGTAGAAGAAAAGCAAAACTATCAGATGTTTGAAACTCTGGTAGATCGTCTTTATAATGCAGGAGTGTATGATGTCAAGATCGTAGAGACTCTTGTTAGTGAAGATGATAAACAAGATTTAGAAGTATCTACTAAAGATACTCTTACTTTACTCAATGAATATATTGATGAGGTAGAGATAGCAGTAGATAAATCAGATCTAAAGAAACTAATGAGATCCCTATATATTGAAAGTTGTGAGGTAGTTTAATGTTTATTGTCACCCTAGAGGATCAACCAGAAGGGGTATTCTCTGTGTGGTCAGACAGTAATCCAAAACAAAGGATCGTTCCATTGTTTCAAGTTGAGGATGATGCCGAGAGGTATTGTTATCAATTAGATAATGATCCAGACTATCCACCTATGCAAGTATTAGAGATTGAAGACCATGTTATAATAGGAGCATGTCAGGAGAGAGGTCAGTTATTTACCATCGTATCTCCCGATGACCTATTAGTACCACCTATAGATAATGCCACTAATAAATGATTCTTTTTAAAAAAGTTCGCTGGAAGAATTTCTTATCAACAGGAAATGTATTTTCAGAAGTTGATTTGATGCGGTCTAGAACAAATTTAATTGTTGGCACTAACGGTGCTGGTAAGTCAACCATCCTAGATGCGTTGACCTTTTCGCTGTTTGGTAGACCATTCAGAAAAATTAGTAAGAGTATGTTAGTTAACAGTATCAATGAGAAAGATACTGTAGTTGAAATAGAATTTAACATTGGTAAGAATGAATATAAAATCCATAGAGGTATCAAACCTAATAAGTTTGAGATCTATTGTAATGGAGAGCAGTGGGATGAAGATTCTAAGGCAGTAGATCAACAGAAGAATTTAGAACAGAATGTATTGAAGATGAACTATAAGTCCTTTACACAGATTGTGGTGTTGGGATCAAGTACATTCGTTCCTTTTATGAAGCTTTCTATTCCTCAACGTAGAGAAATTATTGAGGATATACTTGACATCCAAGTGTTCTCTATTATGAATCAGAGATTAAAGGATAAGGTTAGAGAGAATAATGAAGAGATTAAAGATTTAGATTATCAAGTACATCTTTTGGAAGAGAAGATAGATCT